TTTAAGTCCTTAAGACCCATAGGTTTACGCTTATTTTTACGGTTGCCCTTATACTCTGGATAAATATCGTAGCGGAAAGTTTTGTCGTCACTAAACGCCATAATAGTTTTAGTAGCTCCAGTCTTCCGCTCAATATGTTCGATGCTTTCTTCTGCTTTCTGGCGCAGGTCAGCTTCGTCTGTGTGTAATGTCCAAAAAGAATCACACCATTTAGTCTCTACTTCGGAGGCGTGAGCCGCACGGTAAAGAATCATGTCTCCATCAATTACAATTTCCATATTATCTCTCTTCGATGAAGTCTTTTATTTTCTTTATCTCTTGAGTAAGCTTTAAGCGTTTTTTACCAAGCTCTTGCGCTTGTTCATCTAGCTTATTTATAGCGGCTTCTCTAAGCTTGATACGCTCTTTCATGCCATCAATTAGTGCGGTGTTTATTTCCGCTTCTGTTACTTTTGTTGTCATATTAGTGTGTCTCCTTCCAGTTGTTTCCTATTGAATACTCTCCGTCAAGAGGGCATTTAAAATCAAATACTTGTGCTGTATCTTTAATAGCATTTACGAACTCTTGTCCAAGCGTATCCGCATCTTCTTTTTTGCAAGAAAACTGAACTTCGTCGTGGATGTTTGCGTGGAGTTTGTAGGGAAGCGTCGCGGTGTTAACAAAGTTCACCAAAGCTTGCTTCATAATAATCGCTCCCGCAGACTGAAGCAGGAGGTTTAATGCAGAGTGGTCAGAACGCACTGGTAGTTTACGCCCGTCCAAACCTATTAAATGGTCTCGTGATTGAAGCGCGGTTTTAATCGCGTCACACAACTTCTTGTAAGCGGGTACGGCTTTTTCAAAGCGAGCCTTTAACTGCGCTCCTTCTTTGGCTGTGCCTTTTACAATTTGTCCGAGCTTAGATGCGCCTCCACCATAAATTAAACAATAAATTGCAGTCTTGGCTTGGTCGCGTGTCTCTAACCCCATAGCCTTTTGATTGGCTGTATGGATGTCTCCCTCTAAAACTTCTTTTGTGTATTTACCGTCGTCCCACATACTAAGCATATGCGCTAGGCATCGGAGTTCTAAGCCCGAAGCATCACAACCAACGAGGACAGAGCCTTCGGGGGCTTTAAATAGCTCTCTACACTGCGCTCCATACTCTGCTCTTACCGCAGGAACTTGGGCAACGTTAGGACGATTATGAGTACAACGCCCCGACACTGCGCCGTTTGTGTTAACAGAGCCGTGTATAACACCGTTTTTATGGAGCTTGAGCCACGCTTGTGCGCCCTCTCTCAGTTGACCTAGGCGTTTGCTTACCAGTAGATATTTAAGAAGCTTCAGCGCGGGTTCAGAGCCTATTTCTTTTAGAACCGCTTCGTTGATGGAAGGTCTTTTACCCTCGTAAGCGGTGGGTTTCCACCCTTGTTCCATCAATCGTTCACATATCTGGTCACGACTGTTGGGGTTAAATGGTACTTCTTTTTCTTTAAAGTCACCCTTCATGCAGTCAATGGGTTTGTAGCCCGACTCAATCATAGATTTCTTTGTGGGAAACTGATTGCCCGACCTGTCTACCCACCAACGAGACTTGGCTTTTACTTTACGAGCGGGAAAGATTTGACCAAGTTCGTCCTGTAGTTCCGCCCGTGTCACTTGTAGTTGCATGAGTAAATCGTTGGCTTTTTCCACATCAAAAGGAAATCCATTGAACTCTTGGCTACGAATAATCTTAGCAAAGCTGTGTTCAAGTTTTACCATTTGCTCAGAGGGCTTTTGCTCCATAAGAAAGTCAAACAACTTCATAGTGACAACTACGTCTTGGACGCAGTAATCCTCCATAGCTTTAGTCCAGTAAGCCCACGCGTTATTCTCTCCAAAGTTTCCTTTGTGTTCACCGAGACGTAAGCCCCAAGCCATCAAACTGTGAGAGCCGCACAGACGAGGCTCAAATCCTTTACGATAATCATCTGTTTTGATGTCTGGATTTATACAACGAGATAAAATCATAGTGTCTAAGACATTAGGGTGTCTAAACCCAAACATCTTATAAAGTGCAGGAAAATCGAAACCGATACCATTGTGGGCTACAAGGACATCAGCGTTGCCCATTTCAATGAGTGCATCTTCTATAGGCTTGGCATCCGTGCCAATCTCGTTGTTGTATCTTTGAACCTTTTTGGTTTCCATATCACCAACACAAATACAATGAACCGTGTGCAAACCCTCAAGGGTGCTAAAGTCATCTATTGCGTTAGTTTCTATATCAATCACTAATGTTTTTTTCATATGTATAGTTTGCTAGTTGTCGTATTGGTAACAGGATTCCGCGACTGGTGTTGTTGTCGCCACCACGCACGTCTGCCTTAGTATTTTTGAGAGGTTCTATAAGCTTGAGGATGTAATCCTTTTCAGCAAGGATGAATACATTTTCGAGAGCAAAGCACCAATAGTCCGCTTCAGACTTTTCGATGCCCGATACTTTTCCTCTTGATTTATATTCGATAAATAGATTGCCAGTAACGTGTGCTTTAAGGTCACGTTTGACTTCGACTTTAGATTTTTCGAATATCTCGGCGAGGGCTTGTTCAGCCACTTGACCAACCTTGAGGTCGTATCGGAAATTTGAGCAGTAATCCATAATTTAGAATGGTGGCGGTTCACTTTGATTTATCTCCCTTGTAGTTTCAGTCATGCGACCAGTGTAAGAATTGAATAGGAGAGAACCCGAAAGACCAGTGTCTCCCGTAAAACGGTTCTTTAAAACGCGCAGTTGCGTCATGTTCCTGTTGTCTTCATCTTGCTGATTGCGCTCTAATCCAATAACCATGTCACTAAGTTGACCAATAGCGGCACTACCACGAAGCTGTGACATAGATGTCTGCGCTCCTTCTTCATGTCCGCGTCCTTCTGGTCGCTTGAGGTGACTTACCAACACCATCCCTATGTTTGTTTCTTCAACAAGGGAGCGGAGGGCGGTCATTGTATTGTCGATTAAGCGGCGTTCGTCACCTTCGGAAATTTGACTTACAACAATAGACAAGTGGTCTAAGAATATGTAATCAATTTCAAGTGCTTTTGCCATGTACTTAATCTTGTTTATTAGATTGTCTGTAGCGAGTGAACCCCAATGGTCGTATAACCAAAAGCGTCCGTTGCCCACAGTAGCCTTGTAAGCTTCTTCGTATTGCTTGGTTGCTACGATAGGAGACAGGTGTAGTAGTTCGTTCATCTCAAGACCAATCAACGAGTTGGCAGTGCGCTCTACACTTTCCTCAAGAGCAATGTAACCAATACGTTTGTCGGTATTTTTCATAAGGTGGTAACATATCTCTCGACACACTTGAGATTTACCAATACCCGTTCCTGCTGATATGGTTGTAATCTCACCCTTACGTAAACCCCTTGTCTTTGCTTGAAGAGCCTTGAAGGGATACTCCACGCTCTCGTAATGCTTGGGGTTGATAAGACGCTCGTAAAGAGAGTCACCATGCACAATGTCATCTGGAGTCCATACTTTGGCATCCCAGAAAGCTTGGGTAAGTTCCTTGCCACGCCCTGCGACGAGCATTTCGTTAGGGTCTTTGAGTGGTAGTTGTGCAATCTTACACTTACCAAAGTCCAAGACTTGGGAAGCTTCCATCGCCGCTTTCCTGCCTTGTTCGTCTGAGTCAAACATAAGAATGACTTCATCAAACTTGCTTAGCCAATCAAGGTGGGTCTGGAAAACCTTCTTTGCGCCTTGAGCCCCTGTAGGTAGAGAAACAACTGGGTACGTTGCCCTGCTTCCCCCACCGAGTACTTGAGCAACAGAGAGGCAATCGATTTCTCCTTCAGTGACGGTGAGTTTCGGACCACCATTAGGGAATAAATGCTGACCATAGAAACCGCCAAGATTACCAATAACCTTAAAGTCTTTATTTTCGAACCGAACCTTTTGCCCTACTATTCCTTCTCTCTTGGAATAAGAGGCTACGTGAACTGGTTTTCCCAAGTATTCTGATATTGTGTAGTTGTATCGTTTGCATATGTCTTCGTGTATTTTTCGTTGTCCTAGTGGAAGGTATTTACCTTGTAGAAATGATTTAGTTGTCTGCATTTTAGTTGTTTTGATTGTTGTGTTTCCTCTGTTGGGAGAAAACTCGCCACAAGAAAAACATTTAGTTGAGCCGTCAGTATTAACCGACAACGCATCAGAGCTACCACACGTGGGGCAAGGCTGATGGGTTAGCCCGAAAGCCAGTTCATTGGTATTGTTTTCTCGCACCATTGAAAATTGTGTTTCTCGCACCATTGTGCATAAGTTGTTTTGCTTCGTTTAGAGAGCGTGTTGCTTGCCTTTTGAAAACAGAAGCGTATGTCTACTTCTGGGTTTGCTTCTCGCACCGCTAGGTGTTTAGTGCGGTCTGCGCCCTCCCAGTACCCCTTGACTTCAACAATTACACCGTTAGGCAAGATGAAGTCGGGGGTATACGTCTTTTCGAGGACGTATCCGAGTTTTAAGGTTTCGTAGGAGAAGGCGACGCCAAGGGAGGTAAGATAATGCGCCACCCTCTCCTCGAAACCAGAGCGGTATTTACTAGAACGGCGCGTTGGTCGTCTCCGTCTCATTTTCTAGTGCTGAGTCCAAGCTCTCACTTACGAAGCCGTCTTCAGCGGAGAAACCACCTGCCGCGCTGTCGTATTCTATGAGGTCTAGGATTTGAACCGCTTTAAGGCGTAGTGAATACCCAAACCCTTGACTACTCACATACCAAGGGTAGATTTCCACGCTCATTTTAACAGTCGAACCACTAGCAACCTTTGGTCGCTCTTCTAACACTTGTACTTTCGCGTCATAAAGAGGGACGTTAAACTCCAACAAACCGTTGCGAGTATTCTTCCTAGCAACTTGCTTGGCATATATTTCATAGTCTCCTTCATCCGTGACACGAACAGGGGTGTTAGACGAGCGAGGTAGCTCTTTGCCGTGCGATGCACACTCGGCTTGATAAGCTCTCTCGACTACTTCATCCACTTGTAGTTTAAAGGAGTTATAAGAACCTTCATCCACGTGAATCTTGCAAGACCAAAGCCCATCTTCGTTGAACTTCGTGTCTGGTTTGTCTAACTTAGGGTAGACTGCCTTACCTTTTGGTGTTGTTATTACTTTTGCCATTATTTTTACTTTCTGTTTATTGTTATCGGCTGTTTATGAGAAAAAATATTTGCTCTCCAAGACTTCAGAGATGTCAAAGTCTCCAAGGCTTGGGGGAGGCGGTAAATCTATGTCGGGATTGGATTTGACCAGATGCAAGTGAAGTTCAG